ATGACTAAGAAAAAAGCCCACAAACCTGGATCAGCCACCATTGCGCTGAATAAACGCGCCCGTCACGAATACTTTATCGAAGATGAATACGAGGCTGGTCTCGCCCTGCAGGGCTGGGAAGTCAAATCCCTGCGTGCAGGCAAAGCCAACATCGGCGATAGCTATGTCATCCTGAAGGATGGCGAAGCCTTCCTGTTCGGCGCCAACTTTACGCCCATGGCCGTGGCTTCCACCCACTATGTCTGCGACCCGACGCGCACCCGTAAGCTGCTGCTCAACCAGCGTGAGCTGGACACGCTGTACGGCCGCATTAACCGCGAAGGTTACACCGTCGTCGCCCTGTCGCTGTACTGGAAGAACGCCTGGTGCAAAGTGAAAATCGGCGTCGCCAAAGGTAAGAAACAGCACGACAAGCGTACCGACCTGAAAGATCGTGAATGGGCGCTGGACAAGGCGCGTATTATGAAGCACGCCGGACGTTAATTTCCCCTCCCCGAAGGCCAGCTCTCGCTGGCCCTTACGCTATATCCTTGTTGATGCTGATTTTTCGTCCACCCTGCTGAAATAATCCTGCGTGATGGGGCTGGTAACGACATTCACAAATCTGTTATACTTGACCTACACATTGGGGCTGATTCTGGATTCGACGGGATTTGCGAAACCCAAGGTGCATGCCGAGGGGCGGTTGGCCTCGTAAAAAGCCGCAAAAAATAGTCGCAAACGACGAAAACTACGCTTTAGCAGCTTAATAACCTGCTCTGAGCCCTCTCTCCCTAGCTTCCGCTCTTAAGACGGGGATCAAAGAGAGGTCAAACCCAAAAGAGATCGCGTGGATGCCCTGCCTGGGGTTGAAGCGTTAAATCTAATCAGGCTAGTTTGTTAGTGGCGTGTCTGTCCGCAGCTGGCAAGCGAATGTAAAGACTGACTAAGCATGTAGTGCCGAGGATGTAGGAATTTCGGACGCGGGTTCAACTCCCGCCAGCTCCACCAAATAAAACAAGGGGTTACGTGAAAGCGTAGCCCCTTTTTTTGTGCGTTGGCGGCAAAATGGCGGCAGACATTTATCAATGCAAAGGACTAGCGATATGAAAAAATCTCTTTTGATGCTGTTACTCTTGACCACAGGTAACGCTTTCGCTGACAAGATACCCACCTCTATCGAAAACGTGATTGCTATATTTGACACAAGGACGCATAGCCTTGAAAACGGCGAGTTAACAGTTAGATACGGCAGACCTGAAGTTACTGAAGAGATGGCCCATTCGTTCCTTGACAGTATTTGTACTGATTTCTTCATGAACAAATGGAAGCCCGAGACGATTAAAAAAATCACGCTTGTGAATATCACACGCGATCAAGGTTATAAAATCAATGCGGGTGGCGCTGAATGTAAAAACGTGGGCTTTATGAACTCTGATAAAACGAAAACTTACATCGAAGATGCCACTCAGTTTTGACGTCATGGCCTCATCACTTAAGTTTAGATGGCGCTACTCATACGCATTTTGAAGTGTTCTAGAAGTTCATATGCCCCTGCCCCCCTGACGTCGGATGCGGCGGGGCATTATCAATTACACCCGGTGTCATGATGAATCGTACTACGGTTTCATGAGTGATAAAGGTTGCTCCACAATTGATGTTCTGGCACTGACAATAACGCTCTTTTGTCTGGTCCGTTACCCGAAAGCTACTCCGTGTATGCGCCGCATGTCCGCATTTTGGGCAATTCATCATGTCCGTTTCTCCACCGCTGCCTCTGAAGTCGCGTCAATAATACACAATATCAATATTGAGAACCAATTATTCAATATTGAGATCATCAATTTTCACTTCCAGCTCGATGCTGGTCGTAAATCCGCTATCCGGGTTGACCGTGTGCGTTAACGTTGTGATGGTCCATTCCGCATCATCAATGGGCTGTTTAAAGCCGCTGACCTTAACGGGCATTTCTGTATACAGATCCGCGCGGCCCTCTGCCAGCTGGAGAGAAAATGACGCCACACCGCGCTGCAGCCGCTCCCAGTTCATTTTTGCTGCCCGCTCTGCATTACTGCGGTTCGCATAGGTACGGTTCAGAACCAGCACATTCTCATCCGTTCCGACCAGGTAATCCCCCTGCTTTGCTTCCGGTTCTTTGGGTTTTGTCGTCCTCCGGCGGCGCTTCACCTTTGCCGTTTCTTTCTTTTCCGGTTCCCTGGTATGCAGCCAGTGAGCGATAACACCCGTATATGCTCCCCTATCAGCCAGGCTAAACCGGTGACTGTCTCCGTCCTTACGAGTAATGGTGATGACCGGCAACGGTTTACCACTTGCTGTTTTCCCCTGCCCCTGCCGGATAAACAGCAGATTACCGCCCTTGACTGAGGCAATCGCGCCATACTGCCGCGCCAGCTTCATTAAAAAGCTGGCGTCGCTTTCGTTGGTCTGGTCCAGGTGATCCAGCGCCATCGCAGCAACATCATTTCCTATAGCGACTTTAAGGCTGTGCCGCGCGGCAATGTCTTTCACCACATCGCCCACCGTCGTTTTGTGCCAGGACCTCTCACGCCGGACATTCAGCGTTTCCCTGAAATCAGCACTACGGGCACGGATTGTCAGCCTGTCCGGGCTGCCGCTATGCTCTATTTCGTCAACGGTAAACTTACCTTTTGAGTACAGCGGTTCGTCTTTCCATCCCAGCGCCAGAGAAATCACTGCGCCACGACGCGGCATAATTACCAGGCCGTCGGCGTCGTCCAGCTCCAGATCAAGCTGGTCAGCTTCAAATCCGCGGTTGTCGGTCAGTGTCATACCCAGCAGACGTTTATCCAGCGCCTGCGTGGCATCTTTGCCTTCAATCACGATCCGAAAGGCTGGGGTCTTGCTTCCGAGGTTGAGTAAATCAGCCATCTCGCTCACTGCAGCAACCCTCCTACCGTGGATCTGATGTTCCCTACTGCAGCGGCGGCAGAATCCTGCAGACTGCTAAGCTGATCGCTCAGACTGCCGAACATTTCAGATAGGGACTCATCCACCCGTTTAAGTCCCAGCGAAAACTCTATTTTCCTGGCTTCTCCACTGGCGAAAAATTCCGCTTTCGTCTGGCTAAGGCTCTCAATCACATACATGCCGTAGATGGTCCCACCACCCTCGATAAGAGGCCATGCCTTACCTTGTTCTGCCATCAGCTCCAGCGCCAGCAGCGACAACCGGCCTCCAGTAACTTCCGGCATGAGGACGCCGGAAAGCGTCAGCTGATCGTTATCTGGCCCCAGAAACTGCGTGGTCGGACGGCGATTTACGCGATTGTTGGTAACATGCCGCCAGTTCCTTTGATACTGCAGCTGCTGATAAGGCACCGTGCGCAGCTGAAATACAAACAAGCCCAGGACCATCATCATGAGTCATACCCTCCTTGATCACTGAAATTGCTGCGGGCCTTAGCCCTCATGCGACGCTCGCGCTCATCAAGCTGTCGCGCTACCTCCTGCGCAATATCCTGCGCACTCTGCCCCGGCAGCGCCTGGATAATAATTTGTGCCTGGGTTTCAAACTGGAACACCGGCCGCGTACCTGCTGGTTTCTCAGCTGCAGGGCGATATGAGGCCGCCGGCAGGCTCATCGGATGAAGCGGGGCGGCCTCTGCAGGCATAGCGCCCCCCATCATTCCGGCGACAACGGACGCCAGCGCGGCCGTCCTCCTGCGGCTGGTCACATAGGCCGGACCGTTAATCAGCTCCGGGCCATTCTCGCCAGCAATGCCCACCTTCCCGCGTGGAATATAGCCGCCGCCGTCATACATCCCCGCGAAAAATCCGCCCGGCCCTTTCTGCTGAGGTGGGCCTGACGATTTGTCCCCGCCGGTCATCCAGTCCGGCAGATAGCTTTTGACCGATGCCAGCTTGCTCTTAAGCGTTTCCCACTTCTCATTGATACCGCTCAGGATGCCGTCAATGATCGCCCCGCCCACAGCTTTAAACTTTGCGGGCAGCGCGGCAACATCACTCAGAATTTCATCCCATTTGCTGCTTATGGTCTGCTTAATCACAGTCCAGGCTACTGACACCCCTGACGTGATGGCATCCCACAGTGCTTTAAACTTCGGCCCCAGCGTTTCCCAGTTCTGCCAGATATAGATGGCTCCCATCGCAATCAGGCCAACTATCGCCAGAATGGGGTTAGCCATCATCAACCGGCCTAACCAGAGGACCGCCTGGCCCGCACCACCAATCACCTGCTTTATCAGACCAAAAGCGGAGGCAAACTTAATTCCCAGAACCCCAGCACTCACCCGCAGTACCGCCATAGGTCCCAAAATGGATGCCAGGGCCAGTGACACCGCACCCGCAGCGGTAGCGACAACGGCAAATATCGCCGCAATCTTAAACAGCGCCGCCGTTAGTTGCGGATGCCGCTTAACAAAACTATCCAGCGCTGACGCCAGATTACCCAGCCAGTCCGCAATATTTTTAAGCACCGGCGCGACAGTTTCGCCAATGCTCGCCATGGCGTTAGTAAAGGAGCCGCCAGCGGCTTCCCATTTGTTGCCTAAGGTATTCAGGGACGCGTCGACGCGCTCGCGCAGAGTTGCCTGGCTCTCCAGTTTAGCGACGGTTTCACGATAGCCCACTATGCCTTTTGACATCATGGTATTCAGTGCTTTTAGCACCTCATTATCATTACCAAACAGAGCCTTCGTCGTCGCAAGTTTTGTTTCATCGTTTAATTTTTGAAGCTTTTCTAACTGCGCGTACATCTTTTCCAGGCCACCAAATCCGCCTTTCCCGTCGGAGAAATCGAACTTGATGCCCTTTCCTTTCAGCCCGTCGTTTACACTCTTTATATTTTTGGCATCCAGTGTGGCCTGGAAAATTTTACGGTAGGCATTACCCGCTGACTCTCCAGCCATCCCCGCCTGATCGGCCATGACAAGAAGCGGACTGAAGGTCTTCGCAGCATCCAGACCCTTCTGCTTGATAATGTCCATAGCGCTGCTGATATTTGCGAAACCCTGCAGCATATTCCCGGGGTCTACGCCCGCATAAAAACCACGCTGGATAAGATCCATCAGGCTCATCATGTCTTTTTCGGTGGTCTGCGTGGCATCCTGCAGTTTTGCGGCAAACTCTGCCGCCTCCGTCGGCGCCATTTGCAGCTGCACGCCAAGGTAAGCCGCCGACTCACCCAGCCCGCCCAGGATAACCTGCGCTGACATCCCCTGACGGCGTAACATGGTCATCATGTTCTGAAAATCTGCCGTGGTACCTGGCAACCGGTCCCCCAGGGCAATCGCCAGCTTGTTCAGCTTCAGGAACTCAGGCGCCACCTTTCCGCCCGGTCCCATCATTGAGCCTGCCAGCTGGTTAGCGGCGTTCTCTGATTCCGAGTAGGCGCGAATGGGCGCCAGCAAGGTCGCGCCCGTTGTCACCCCGGCCGCCATCATCCCGGCCCCGTTCCCCGCCAGGCTGTTACGCACGTCGCGCATCTTGTCAGCTTTGGCCCTGAGCGCATTCAGCTTGCGCTGGCGCTCTCCCACGTCCCGCAAGCGCCGCTCCTGCTCTGCAAGCTGCTGGTTATAGCGATCCGTTTCGCGGGTAATTCTGGCCGTTTCACGGGCACCGCCGCCCGCAGAGATGCCAAGGCGGTACAGCTCCGCCCTGGTTGCCGCCATCTGCCGCGTTTCCTGCTGCTGCTTTTGTTCCAGGCGTGATACGGCGCGCCATTGCGCCTCAAGCGCCTGCGTCTGCTTTTTCGTGGGGGATTCGAGCGCTGCCAGTTCGCGCGTCATCATCTGCGCACGCAGCCGCGCCTGGTCCAGCTCGTTGCTGGTCCGGTTCAGACTCTGTGAGAGTTGATCAAAAGATTTTAACTGGCTCCCCGCGTCGTTAAGCCGTTTAAGCTGATCACGGGTCTGCCGGATGCCGGAGGCCAGCTCCTTCGAGCCAGCCAGCGCATTTTTTAAAGGGCGGGTGAGTTTATCAACCGCATTCAGAACCACCTGCAGGCGCAGGTTTTTATCACTCATCGCTGGCCCCGCTACGCATTATCGCTCTGTGCCGCCACTCCAGCACTTCCGTCAGCGGCATAACGTCAGTGACGGACGGCGGCCAGTGAAAGATCGTGGCGATATCCGCCACCAGGTCATCTACCGTCAGGCTGTCGGCAAATCGGCAAGTGCCGACTTCGGCAACAAAAAAAGGACCACCTCGACAGACATCGCGGCCAGGTCTGCCGGATCGAGGTCCGCCATTTCCTGCGGGGTCAGCGTTGGTGTGGAGATGCGGGGGATCACGGTCATCATAGAGGCCACGTCCATTTCCATCACCGCCTGCAGTCGCGTACCGCGCAGTGCGCCGGATTGCGGCTTACGCAGCACAATTTCCGTAATCGTGGTATCACCGCGCTTAATCGGGCTATCCAGTTTCACCGTTGCTTCTGTTTTCTCACTCATGCTCTTTTCCTGTTATGGGTTGGCTGGCGCGACCTCGCGCGCCAGGAAAAAATTACAGACCGATGGCGTTACGGTGTTCTTCCATCAGGTCAACACCATCAACAACTTCAATCATGTTGATCGCATCGACCTCATAGAGCACTTCACCGTTAATGGTCAGCTTCGCGTAACAGTTAACGCTGCTGACTTTGGTGGAATTGCTCTCGCCGGTTTTCCACTCGCCGGAATCCACCTCTTTGTGGCGCCCACGGACGACCAGCTCAACGGCCTGCACTTCGCCGGTGTCGTCGCGCTGAATAGACCCGGTAAAGCGCAGCTGTACGCCGTCCACCGTGGCTTTACCCATCTGTTTAAACAGAAGCGCCTCCGTACCGCCGATGGTCATTTCCGTATCCAGCGCGCCATCATCCAGCCCCAGATCGATACCGACTGAACCGGGCATACCGCCGCCGCGGTAGTTTTCCAGCTTGCGGGTGAATTTCGGCAGGGTGACGGATTCAGCAATGCCCATCCAGTTGTTACCGGCATTAAAAATATTCAGGTGTTTTAACTTGCGTGGTAAGGCCATGGGTCCCCCTTATGCGCTTACGCGGGTGGTGAAATCCACCAGGTAACGGTCAGTGATGCGCTGGCGCAGCATCAGGTTTTCCAGTGGAGGCACTGGCGTATAGTCGTAGTCGATCCAGAGTTTCCCGGCTTTCAGCGTGTCTTTGTCATTCACACTGTCATCAATCCAGCAATCACCGCCGATGAGGTAGCCCTGATTTACCAGGCTGCGCATTTTGGCGCGGATACCTTCGATAATGTCGCGAGCCAGCGACGGGTTAAGCGGCATGTCCACGGCCCACATATGCGCCTCCGCCATGGTGTCTGCCAGCACCTGCGCGGTACGGGTGTAGTTTTCAAACTGGAATAACGGGTCATCACTGAGGCAGCGGGAACCCCAGAAGCGGAAACCATCCTTGCGGATCAAGGTGGTGACGTCGTTCTGGTTCAGCAGTCCGGCATCGGTTGCCGGGTCCTGCAGATCCCAGAACACATCCGCAGACAAGCCGGTTACGCCGTTGACGCCCACGTTAGAAAGGGTTTTGTGCCAGCCGGTCTGCTCGTCGATTTTTGCACGCAGACCCAGCGCGCGGGCAGTGGCGTAAGCAGTCGCATCCGCCTGCAGCACCGTGTCAAAGTTGATGAAATCAGGCCAGATCAGCATCCCTTCTCGCTGACTGAAATTTTCGCGGTAGGCAATCGCTTCTTCCACGGTTTTACAACCGTAGGCAGACAGGTACGCAAAGCCGCGCAGGCTCTGCGCCACGCTTAACAGTTCAGTGGAAACAGCCTGCGTGTCATGACCTGGCACACCAAGAATGCGAGGCTTCACACCCAGCTGCGACTGCGCCGAAAGCAGCGCTTTCATGCCCGTTTTCTTACCGTCAGCGGTTGCGCCGCCGATAATATTGGAGGTGGTTTCCGCTTCGGTTTCGCCCTGGGCAACACGCACCACAACGGTGACGGGTTTTGCCTGGTCTGCGATGGCGTCCAGTGAGCGGGCCAGCGTACCGGACTCGCCCGCTTTGCCGCTGGCGGTCAGTACATCGGTAAGCAGAACCGGCTTATTGAGCGGGAACACGGAGGCATCGGCATCATCGCCGGTGCACACCATCCCTACAATCGCCGTGCTCACCGTCGTGATAGAGCGGGTGCCGTCGTTAACTTCAACAACACGCACGCCATGGTGATAGTCTTGCGCCATGAATGAATCTCCTGTTTAGGGGTTCACCCATGGTAGGGAAATCATGCACCGCAAGCCGTTGATGGCCGTTGTACCGTCAATGGCACAACCGCAGACAGAAAAAAGCCCCTTATCGGGGCAGACTGATACCGGGATTTATCAGGCAACGCGGCTCCAGCACATCAGCAGGGTGTGTGCTTCAACCACGCTGAACGATTTACCTTCGCCGAGGTTGGCAGTTTTGCCGGTGGTCGTGTGTTTGTGCGCCGGTACCGTGACTTCGTGGTCGTGCTCTCCGGCGTCATCGGTTACACCCAGTTCTTTAGGGTTAAAGAGCTGACGCACATCACCGCCAATCTCCCAGGGGTCATCCTTACCGGCCACACCACCATGATTGTGACGACCACCACGCGTGGTGGTCAACTTCTGCTCTCCCTGCTCACTGGTTTCGCCGCTCACATCAATCTGTACGGCGGGCAGGTTGGCCTGCTGGAGCGTGACGGTATCGCTGCCGCCGCTCTGCCCGACGTTCGAACCGTCAGCCTTTCCGACGCGGATCGTTTTGTTTTCGCCGGTGTACACCCATTGGGACCACGGCCAGCGTTCATTGGGATTGAGGTTCTGGTTAAAAAACCGCGTGGTTCCGACGGGGTTATCCTCTTCCCAGGCGTCGCTTACCGCCTGTTTAACTGCATCAGCAATGGCCTGTTTAATATCTGTATCGAGCTGGCTCACGACCTTATCAGCATAATCCTTCGC